CTATTTTTGAGCCTCTTGCTTGAGCACTGCTGCAAGCTGCGGATCTTGTTCTAATAGTAGCATTTGTTGTGTGAGATTGCCCGTTTTCCAAGGGTTTACAGGTCCTCCACCAGCATTTGCTACGGGGCTAGGTCTAGCACCCATTCCTGCTGCTGAACTTGGCTTGAAATGATGTTCCCAACCACTACCAGGGTTTTTGAGACTGCTGAGATAAGTGTTTAAATCTTGTTCAACTCCACCATTTAAAACAACAACTTTACCTTCAGCGTTCTTTTGTAACTTATTTTGTAACAATGCTAAAGTCTGCTCTGCGTTTATCGCTCCAAGATTACTGATAGCTGCGAGGGCTGCTGTTTTTGTAGAAGCCACTTCGTGAGAATTTTTCATCTCTTCAAGCTGCTGAGATAAATTCATTATCTGCTGTTCTTTTTCCTGGGCTGTTTTGTTAGCTTCTTCCCAAAGAGTTTTCCATTGACCTTGTTCTTCTAAGTCTTTGGTTCTTTTTTCTTCTTTCTGTTTGTAGACATCATCTAGTTTTCCTTTGATGCCTTTGAATTTCTCTTCTGCATCAGCAGCCTCTTTACGAGCAGCAGCCAGTTTTGCTTCGTATTCTGCCTTTATAGAACTGAGGTCAGGTGCTTGGGGTTGTGAAGGAGTGTCAGCCACGGGCTGTTCAGCAGGAGTCACAGAATCAGGCTGAATTACTTGTTCTTCGATTGCCATGAATTAGTCAGATAGTGGGCTGGTGGTTTTCTTCTTAGTAACTTTTTTCTTAGTTGCCTTTGGTTCGGGAGCAGGACAAACTTCGGGTTCAACTGGTGCAGTTGAATGTACAAGTTCTACTTCTTCCCATTTATAAGTTCCGTCAGGTTGCAGAACATGGTCTAAAGATTTAGCCATAATTTTTATGTACTTATATACTATTGTATCAAACTATTCGGATTTGGCCTCATTTGCTGATGGCAATACTTCACCTTGAACCAAAATATCTCTAAACTCCTCTCTATCAATGACTTGTTGATCGAATAGAGATGTTAAAGCTGTAATATCCTGGCCTATTAATCTTTCGATGTCGAAGTCTCTGCTAATTTTTACTTCTGGTGGTTCGATTCCAACATACTCGGCTGATAAATTGAAGGCTTTTTGTAGCTTTTGCTCTAGTTCCATAGAAACCATTGCAAGCATAGAGTTTGTATCTACACGATCTAGCCTACGGGCATCTGCTGATTCTGCGACAAACTTCTGTTGTGATAATGTACTGATTCCTAAAGTAGCCATCTGCATTTGTAGCTCTTTTATTTCTGCTGATTGGGCATCAAAAGCACTTGAAGCTGGTTCAACATAGTAAATTTTGTTACCTGGCTGAGTTGCCATTGCGTAGTTTACGCTGATAGCAAGGTCTTTGGTTTGATCGTCATATCCTTCCATTACAAGCATCGGTTGAGATGCAACGTGCAAACTATGTATCAAATCAGCCTGTCTTTGAAAATGTGCAAGATTCAAATATGCAATATCAAGTAAAGGTGGTTTGCTAACTAAATTATCGGTTTTTCCAGAATAAATAGTTACTAAAGGTATCTCGCCAAGAGAAAAGCTACCAGATTCTACCTGTTTATAGTCTTTATCAGATGATCCAGCTTCAAAACTGCCAGCAGAACTTCCATCTGATACGTCATACATTTCTTCGATCTGTTCTTTTTTGCGGAATACTCTGTAACTGCCTGGTTCTATTACTCTTACTTGGTCAAATACTTTTTCTCCAAATTGTCCATCTGGGAGCACAGCTTTTTCACCAAGTCTTACCTGTATCAAGTTTCCATAGTTTGATTCTCTATCTAGTCTCCACCCATAAAGATTGTTTGGATCAATCTCAATCCAGTAGGGTCTGCGGTTCTGTTGACGTTCTTCTGCGAGACTTACTGCTCCTGATGGTGCAGGATAGTCTACAAGAATGTGACTCTGGCCGTATGTAAGAGAACACATCAGTAATCTTCTAGCGTATTCGTCTAAGTCTGACTTTCTGCCATCTACATCCATCTTGAACATTTCGGTCCAGTAAGGATCACCATTGAGTGTTATTGGTTTTCTTAATACAAGACCTGTGGCTGCTCTGATTAATCGTTGGGTAAATGGGGAAAATACAGCACGATTTACTCTAGCTAGGTAGGCATCATAATCTTCTCTAGGTTCTAGTGGTAGGAATGTTTCGCTATTTGTTCGGAGGTAATCTGTTCCTTCGGTTACGGCTTTCATTATTTCCCAACCTTTCATCATGTCTAGGACAGCCCTCGTGCGAGTAAAAGGACTGTCTATCCCACCTACAGAAGTAGATGAGATTATATTGGTTCTAATTGGTCCAGGTACAGCGTAAGTCATTTAACACCTCCATCTTTTTAATGCTAACGCCTTTCGGGTTGGTCGGCCTTTTTTATCTTTTAGTGGACCAGGCATACCTTTCATACGGGCACAAAACGATTTTCTTCTTGCTGCTCTTTTTCCTGTTGGATTCTTTTCAGTAACAGGTGCTTGTAAGTTGCTGCCTGTTGCACGATTATATTTAGCTCTGCCTTTTGCAGTCAGTCCTCCCTTCTTAGACTTTTCGCCTCTTCCAATAGATAAACTGACTCCCTTTTTGCGTGGCATTATTTTCCCACCTTCTTCATTGTCATTTTATGGGCTTCGGTAAAAGTTTTACCTCTTAACATTAACTTTTTCATCTCTTCCATGTGCTTTCTAGTATGAGTGCCCTTCTTTTTATGCCTAGCTAAAGCATCTTCCTGTCTTTGAGTTAAAGTTTTCATTTTTTCTTCCTCTTTTTCTTGGAACGTAGCTTTTTAAGATCAGCAGCCGTGATCTTATCCCGTGGTGGAGCAACCGCAGCAAGTTTGCGTTGTTTTGCTGAATAAGATCTTTTAGGCATCAGACAGAAGCAGTAATAGCACCAGTTGTTATAAAACTAACTGATACTGTAGAAATGTCTCCGACAGTAGAACTGAATGAAGTTCCTGTAATAATTCCGTTGAAATTTAATTTTTTACTACCTGATGTGTCCAGAAAAAGATTGAATGTAGCATCGCCAGCATCTTCTGTTGTTAATACATCACTAATAATTTCAGCAGTATCATCACCAGATGTTGCTGTATAAAGAAGATCAACTGTACCAGATCCAGAAATTAAGCTACCGACAAAGCTTCTTGAGGTTGCACCATGAGAAGTAGTTTCTAATGTGTCCTTTGTTGTATCTAATGTCCAAGCAGTTGTAGAAGCTATAGCTCCTGCCGTTCCAGTTCCGTTATCAAATGATACAGAGCCTTCTTCACCACGAAAAAATGCCATGATTTTTGCGAAATATACTATATAGCACTATATTACCGTGAAACTGCAACTTTCACAGCTATTTTTTCTTCTTTTTACGTCTATGTTGATAAGTTATCTTCTTACTGCTTGTTTTTTCGCGTTTAAATCGTGCTTTTTCGGCTGCTGTCATCTCTCCAACAGTCTTAGGTGTCTTACTTGAGACACGTTTTTTAGGTCGGCAAGCTGGATAACCCCGTTTTTCGCCTTTTTGACGGCCACAAGGCTTTCCAGTTTTGACATCTACCCAATTTTCTTTGAACCAACGGGTTAGACCGCCACTACTTCTTGCCACGTTTTTTCTCCACTCGGTAAGTACCGCCACGTTTTTTGTACTCTCGTACAAGCCATGCGTTAGCGTAAGCAGATGGATAAACTTTAAATTTACGTTTAGCCTCTGCTTTTACCCTAGAGTATAACGCTTTATTTACAGGAACATTCACTACGCTTCTTGCCTCCCTTCTTTTTCTTCTTCTTTTTCTTTGTAGTTGAGTGATACATAGTTAAAAAAGGAAACTCTTAATATATTCTAAACGAAGTTTGCCCTAATGTCTCTGGTTTTGCAAGGTTAAATTGTTGCAGACAAAGATAACCAAAAGCGTCAAATGCGTGGTCAACTCCAAGATTTTTGTTTGGCATACCTGTGTTTGGGGCGTATGTAAGAGTTCGCAAGGATTTTATCAATTCTTTACAGCGTGGGTGGATTAAAGTTCGTCTTTCTCCTGCTGCATCATATAGTGCAGTGTTTACTGATGTAATTTTGTCTCTTATTTTCCAGGGTGCTTTTGGGGAAGATACAGTAAAACCACTTCTACGCAGGATAGTGTGGTCCGTTGAGCCGACTCCTGATGTTTTTCGGGCAGCACCCGTTGGGTCGGGGCAAGCTATTATTCTTCTATCTACCCCATATCGGTGGGTTACTTCTTCTGCAAAATCCCAGGTTGTTGCACCACCCGTCATAATTATTTCGTCAAAGACGTAGAGGATGTCTCGGTAGCGGACTGCACAGATTCCGCAAAGTGGATCTACGTTAAAATCGACTCCTAATAAAAGTGGGGCGATAGATATGTCCTCCGCTTC